CTGTCTTGACAAATGAGCGTGCAATCGTTCGATCTGTACGTAATTTAGTTGAAACTATTCCAACTGAACGGTTTTTTAACTCTTTAGTCGGTACAGATATTCGTAAGAGTCTATTTGGATTCGTTGATTTTGCTACTGCAACGATTATCGAAGACCAAATTCGCAATACAATCGAATATTTTGAGGATCGTGTTGAAAATGTACGTATTGATGTTGATCCACAACCCGATCAGAACGCATTTGATGTGACAGTTTACTTTGATGTTGTAGGACAAGATTTTCCACCACAAGCCTTTTCGTTCATACTAGAGGCAACGCGATAAAAAATGCCTTTTACACAGTTTACTAACCTAGATTTCGACCAAATAAAGACCCAGATCAAAGATTATCTTCGTGCAAATTCAAATTTCACGGATTTTGACTTTGAAGGGTCTAATTTTTCAGTCTTAATCGACACGCTTGCTTATAATACCTACATTAATGCATTTAATGCAAACCTTGTAGTGAATGAATCGTTCCTAGATGGGGCGACAGTTCGTGAAAACGTGGTTTCCTTAGCAAGAAACATCGGTTACATACCTCGCTCTAGGAGCGCCGCTAAGGCACAAGTTACATTTGCGGTGCCAACCACTACTAGTAGTGCTTTTGTCACCCTTGAAGCAGGTCTGGTGTGTGTTGGAGCAGCAGATAACACATCTTATAGGTTCTCAGTTCCTGAAGACATCACTGCAACTGTTGTTAATGGTGTTGCACAGTTTGGATCTGCAGAAAAACCAATTCAAATTTACCAAGGTTCACTGTTAACTAGACAATTTTTGGTTGATACTTCTCAGGATCAAAAATTTATTCTTGATAATCCAAATATTGATACATCAACCATCACTGCTTTCGTAAAAGGTGTCAACGATACGGGTCTTGGGCGTGAATATCATCTGGTTGATAATATTTTAAACATTGATAGCAAATCAGAAATCTTTTTAATACAAGAAGTTCAGGATGAAAGATATGAACTTCTCTTTGGTGATGGTTACTTTGGTAAGAAACTAGAAAATAATGCAGTCATTACTATCAGGTATCTTGTTACTGATGGTGAGGCAGGAAATGGACCAGCATTATTTGACTTCCAAGGAAATTTTGTTGACTCTAGTGGTGTAAGAGTTATTCCTAGTGCCTCTATCCCCGTTACAACCGTTCAGAGGGCGATAAACGGCGGTGAGATAGAGAATGTATCATCAATCAAATACTTTGCCCCTAGGCTCTATTCTGCACAGTACAGAGCGGTTACAGCAAGAGATTATGAAGCAATCATTGCTTCAATCTATCCCAATACAGAGTCTGTTGCAGTTGTTGGTGGTGAAGAATTAACACCACCTAAGTTTGGTACTGTGCAGATTAGTATCAAACCAAAGAATGGAACCTATGTTTCAGACTTTGATAAGCAGAATATTCTGAACAGGATTAAGCAATATTCGATTGCAGGAATCAATCAAAAGATTGTTGACCTTAAGATTCTTTATGTTGAACTTGATTCGACTGTTTACTACAATAATCAACAAGTCTCAAATGTAGATGATTTGAGAACAAATATTGTATCATCCTTAACAACCTACTCGAAGGATGTTGATATGAATCGTTTTGGTGGTAGATTCAAGTACAGTAAAGTTCTTCAACTGATTGATCGTGTAGACAATGCAATCACTTCTAACATTACTAAGGTAAGAATTAGAAGGGACATGAAGGTATTGGTGAATCAATTTGCACAATATGAATTATGTTTTGGCAATCGATTCCGTGTAAACCCAAATGGACTGAACATTAAGTCAACTGGATTTAAAGTTCAGGGAGAGAGTTCTACAGTTTACATTACTGATGCACCAACGATTGGTACTGGTGCTGATGCAATATCCAATGCTGATGAAGCTGCACAGGTTTTCCTTAGAAGACCACAACAGTTGGATATTGAAGAAGGTGTTCTTTCTGTAGTTAAAGAAGATGCTCTAGGTAATAGAGTTGTCGTTTCTAAAGAGATTGGAAAGGTTAATTATAAGACTGGTGAAATTATTATTAACACTATAAACATCTTAGAAACTTCACGACCAAACAATATTATTGAAATTCAAGCATATCCAGATTCCAATGATGTTGTTGGTTTGAAAGATCTTTATCTCTCATTAGACATTCCCAGTAGCACAATAAATATGGTTAAAGATGTCATTGCATCTGGTGAGGACATTTCTGGCGTTTCTTTCACAAGAGATTACTATACTTCAAGTTATTCAAACGGAGCTTTAGAGAGGAAATAAAATATGTCGCAATTTGAGAAGAGAGTGCAACTCAATAAAATTATTGAGAGCCAACTTCCAGAATTTTTAGTAGCTGATTTTCCAAAGGCAATAGAATTCTTCAAACAATATTACATCTCCCAGGAACACCAGGGTGGTAATGTTGACTTGGTTGATAATCTTGACAGATATCTCAAGATTGATAACCTTGTGCCTGAGGTTGTTGTTGGTCAAACAACTCTCTCTTCTGATATAACAGCATCATCTACGACAATCACTGTATCTTCAACTAAAGGATTCCCTGATGAGTATGGTCTTTTAAAGATTGGTGATGAAGTAATTACATATACTGGCAAAACCACCACTACGTTTACGGGATGTGTTCGTGGATTCAGTGGAATTACTGGATATGACGATAGGACTAGAGAATATTTTATTAGTGTTAATCGTCAGAATGTAATATTCTCAGACACAACTGCTGCTGCACACACAGCACAATCTAGTGTTCAGAATCTGAGCGCACTATTTCTTCAAGAATTTTACAGAAAATTAAAGAAAACTTTTACTCCAGGATTTGAGGGGGAAACTTTTGTTTCTGATTTAGATGTCGGCAACTTCATAAAACATGCCAGAAACTTCTACCAGTCGAAAGGTATTGAAGAATCTATCAGAATCCTGTTCAAGGTTCTTTATGGTGTATCTGCAAAAGTAATTGATCTTGAAACTAGACTGATTAAACCATCTTCTGCAGAGTTTGTAAGAAGAGAGATTATTGTTGCTGAACCAATCTCAGGCAATCCACTTGGATTAGAAGGTCAAACAGTCTTTAGATCAGTAGATACGGATACTAGTGGTTCAGTATCTGATGTAGAAATTTTCACAAGAAATAATAGAACATTCTATAAACTTGGTTTGTTTGTAGGATATAATGATAGAGATCTTGTTGAAGGAACTTTTGGTGTTCCAGGATTCTCCAGGTCATTAGAAGAAGTTTCAATTGGTTCTTCAGTCATCAGTGTAGATTCTACCATTGGATTTGGTCAAACTGGAGAACTTAACGTTAGTGGAAATGTTATAACATATCAAAATAAGAGTATTAATCAATTCTTTGATTGTGTTGGTGTTACCAGTGCGATTTCTCTTGGTGAAGGTGTCAGAGCAAATGAAGTTATCTTCGGTTATGAAAATGGAGATACCAGCAAAAGGGTAGAACTTCGTGTAACTGGAGTGCTTTCAGACTTCGAAGCACTTGAAGATATTCCTTTGATGGAAGTTGGTGAGGAAGTTTTTGTAAGAAATATTGGGGAAATCATTGAAAACCCAATTGGTGAAAAAACATTCAAAGAATCATTTGCAAATTCTTGGTTGTATAATACCAGTACAAGACTTGCAGTTGATTCAATTCAAGGTAGTACTTTTATCCTTTCAACTGACGTCATTGATAAATCATTCCTTAAAGTTGGCGATAGTGTTGATATTGTTGTTGGTAGCAGCAATGTTGTTTCTCATCCAAATGCAATCGTTGATAATATTAACTTTGCAAATAGGGAAGTTACATTAACCAACCTGGGAGCATTTGTACCACTTGCTGGCGTTTCTTATTCAATAAGAAGAAATATTGTTAAGGTAACTAGTGCAACATCTAATTTAAAATTAGGAAATGACAAGTACATTGCAAACACTCTCAACGTCTATACCGATGATAAGAATGAGTATGGATATGTTGCCTCCCATTCTCTGCCAGGATATCAAATCGTAGATGAAATTGTAGAATCAAAACTATCCGATGGATCTGTAAATAATCTAGAAGAATATGATTCTGCAAAGTTAACTTATAAAACTATTAAGTTCCCATCTGCAGTAAGATTCATTGATGGTGATGAGATTGTCTACACTGCAACTAATCCTCTAAAAGGATTGGAGTCTGGTGGTTTTTATTATGTAAAACTTGTAGATACGAATAAAATTCGCGTATACTCATCAAAATCAAGAATCAAAGGTGATGAGTATGTAGAGTTGCTTCCTGCCGACAATACTTCAGGTGAGCACATATTCACTCTGAAGCGTCACGAAAATAGGTTTATATCACAAAATAATATTTTTAGAAAGTTTCCGATTAAACAATCTCTAAGTAGTGTAAAAGAAAGTGATAGAAATATTGGTAATGTTGGAATCTTAATCGATGGTGTTGAGATTTCTTCTCCACAATCTAGAGATAAGATTTATTGGGGTCCATTAGAGAAATTTGATGTCCTTAATGGTGGTTCTGGATATGATGTAATCAATCCACCAAACATTAGGATAGGAATTGGATCAGGAACTCAGGCATATGTTGAACCTGTAGTTATTGGTAGTGTAAAAGATGTTATTGTAGACCCACAAAATTTTGATATTGATAATGTTCTTTCTATCAGTCTTTCTGGTGGTAATGGATCTGGATGTGTCTTACAACCAGTTGTTGGTGATAGATTCAGAGAACTTCTGTTTGACAGTCGTCCAATTAGTCTTGGTGGTGGTGTCGATATTGTTGATGAAACGATTACTTTCAGAGAACCGCATAATTTATTCACAGGTCAATCTCTAATTTACAATCAGAATGGAAATAATCCAATCAATATTGGAAATGCATATGATACTAATAATATAACTACAGGAACACTTGGTAGTGGTGATGAATATGCTATCAGCGTAGTAAATAGCAGCACCATTAAACTGCACAAATCTAGAGCAGAAGCACTTGCAGGAATCAATACTATTGGATTCTCAACTGCAACTGCTGCAGCTGGAATTCACAAATTTAGAACTTTATCCAAAAAGAATCTTAGACAGGTAAAAGTTTTAGAATCTGGTTCTGGGTATGCCCACAGAAAATTAAGAGTTAAGACTGCAGGAGTTTCCACTGCATACAATACTATTGAATTTCCAAATCATGGATTTAAGACTGGTGAGACTGTAACATATTCCAAAGAAACCTTTGCTGGATTAACAACCACCACTAGTGAAATTTCTATTGTCGGTTTACATACAGAAAATCAATATTCAATATACAAAGTTGATGACAACAGATTTAAATTAATCAATGTTGGTGTTTCTGGAACAGTAACAACAGATTTGGTAAGAAACAAGTTTGTAGATTTTGTGGGATTTGGAACCATTGATGGATATCATGTGTTCAAGTATCCAGAAATTAAAGTAGTTGCAAATGTTTCTTTTGGTGCTACTACTGGAGAGTTTGTATTCACGCCAATTGTAACGGGAGAAGTCTCAGATGCATATCTTTATGAGACTGGTAGTGGATATGGATCAACTACATTAAACTTACATAGAAAACCAATAATAACTATTGAAACTGGTTCAAATTCACAACTTGCTCCTATTATCTTAAATGGTAGAATTGCGGATGTACAAGTTCTTAATAAGGGTAATGGTTATGCAGGTCCACCAGAATTAGTTATTGAAGATACATCAACACCAGGCGGAACTGGTGCCATATTGAGACCCGTCATGGATGGGGATAGACTTTCTGATATTATTGTAATTAATTCTGGTATTGGATATAGTGCAAATTCTACAAGTATTTTTGTAAAAGAAAGAGGGTTCGGTGCCAAATTT